TGCGGTTCGGATGCCGAATGGTGTTTTATTTGTCAAGAAATCACCAAAGAGGACTACGAACGCCAGTTCCCCGACGCGGCCACGCTCTCCAGCCTGCAATACGGCGTGGGCGACGGGCAACTGAACGCCTGGATCAACCAAGACACGGTGCGGATCGCGGAATACTTCTACATTGAGCATGAAGCCAAGAAACTGCACCAATACCACGGCGGTATCACCGCAATGGCCGGTTCGCCCGAGGCAAAACAAGCCGAAATGATGGGATTGAAGCCGATAAAGACGCGGGATGTGGACGTTAGGTCGGTCAAATGGTGCAAAACCAACGGTTTTGAGATACTGGAAAAACGCGATTGGATGGGCAAATTTATCCCGGTTATCCGCGTGGTCGGCAACGAATTTGAGATAGACGGGCGTATGTATGTCAGCGGGCTGGTGCGGAACTCGAAAGACGCGCAGCGTATGTATAATTATTGGGTTAGCCAAGAAGCGGAAATGCTGGCGCTGGCACCCAAAGCACCGTTTATCGGCTACGGCGGTCAGTTTGAGGGTTACGAGCAACAGTGGAAAACGGCCAACATCAACAACTGGCCGTATCTGGAAGTCAACCCCGACGTGACCGACGGCCAAGGCAGCGTGCTACCGTTGCCGGCGCGGGCACAACCGCCGATGGCCTCCAGTGGCCTCTTGCAAGCCAAAGCGGGCGCATCCGACGACATTAAAAGCTCGACAGGCCAGTATGACTCTAGCCTCGGGGCGACCAGCAACGAACGCTCTGGGCGGGCGATTCTGGCGCGAGAGAAGCAAGCGGATACCGGCACCTACCACTATGTAGACAACCTGGCGCGCGCCATTCGCTACGCGACGCGGCAACTGGTCGATCTGATCCCAAAGATTTACGACACGCAACGCATCGCCCGCATCATCGGCATAGACGGCGAAACGGATCAAGCGGCTATCGACCCGACGCAACCGATGCCGGTTAAGAAGATTCAGGATGAGCGCGGCATCGTCATCAAAAAAATCTATAACCCCGGTGTTGGCACCTACGACGTGGCGGTCACGACCGGCCCAAGTTACATGACCAAACGGCAAGAGTCGTTAGACGCCATGAGCCAACTGCTGCAAGGCAACCCGCAATTGTGGGCGGTGGCCGGCGATCTGTTTATCAAGCACATGGACTGGCCGGGCGCGCAGGAAATGGCCGCACGGTTCGCCAAGACCATCGACCCGAAACTGCTATCCAACGAGGACGATCCGGCACTCCAAGCGGCCAATCAACAGATGCAAGCGATGGCTAAAGAGATGGATCAGATGCACATGATGTTGCAAAACGTCAACAAGTCGATGGAAGCGCAGACGCTGAAGGTCAAAGAGTTTGAAGCCGAGGTCAAAGCCTACGACGCCGAAACCAAACGTATTAGCGCGGTGCAGGCCGGCATGTCGCCCGAGCAAATCCAAGATATTGTTATGGGAACCGTGCATGGCATGATTACCTCGGGCGATCTGGTGAGCGAGATGCCAGGCCGTGATACCGACATGCCCGGTATGGCAGAAATGCCGCAAGAGGGCATGGAACAGATGCCGCCACAGGGTATGGAACAGATGCCACAACAAATGCCACCGATGGGGATGCCACAGTGACCAAAGCATGTGATTTTGTAGGGATGCTGTTCCTAGCGCGTGATGTGGCGCACAGCGTCCACTTGAACACCCGCAGCTACGCCAAACACGTAGCCCTGAACATCTTTTACGATCGTATCGTGGGCGCTGCTGACGACTTTGCGGAAGCCTACCAAGGTCGGAATGGTTTGATTGGCCCGATCTCGCTTATGTCGGCTAAGAAAACGACCAACATTACCGAGTTTCTGGAAGATCAACTGAAAGAAATTGAATCCATTAGGTACGATGTGTGCGACAAGTCTGATTCTTCACTGCAACAGCTTATTGACAACATTGTCGAAATATACCTTCGCACGCTATATAAGCTGCGTTTTTTAGCATAGGATAAACCATGTCAGCCACATACAAGAATATCAGCGCCACTAACCAAGTCAAAATCGGGTTTACGGTGCTTAAGGGCATTTTTGTGAGCGCCGCGTCGGCCACGCCGACAATCACGGTATACGATTCCGGCACCGCAAGTAGCAGTGACCCCACGATTTTGAGCGTGTTTACGCCCACCGCTGCGACCAATTACAATTTTACCGCAATGGGCATATCCGCAAGCAAAGGGCTATACGTGGTCATATCCGGAACGGTAGCCGCTACATTCATTTACGAATAACCGTACCGGTGAGGTTCACCGGGGATTCCAAGGAATCGAGCCATGTCTGACGAAGTAATAGCGGAAGTGCCCGCGCCGGAACAGGACGCAACGGCTGCGCCTGAACCCGTAGTAAATGCGCCGGAAGCAGTAGAAGCACCCGAAGGTGAGCAGAAAGAAACTCCAAAGGTATTTACCCAGGAGGATTTGGACGCGGCCATCGGTAAGCGGCTTGCACGAGAACAGCGCAAGTGGGAACGCGAACAGAAACAGGCCGAAGCACCAAAGCCAGTTCCTGTAGAGCAAGTGCGGCAGGATCAGTTTGCTACGACCGACGAATACGTCGAAGCATTGACGACTTCTAAGGCGCAACAGATCGTTCAGCAGCAGCAGTTTGCACAGCAGCAGCAAGAATTGCTTGGCAGCTATCACGACAAGGAAGAAGCGGCGCGGGATAAATACGAGGACTTTGAACAGGTCGCGTATAACCCCAAGCTACCAATCACCGACGTGATGGCGCAAACGATTCAAGCATCGGACAACGGGCCGGATATTGCATACTATCTAGGCACCAATCCGAAAGAAGCTGACCGCATTGCCCGACTAGCACCGTTTTTGCAAGCAAAAGAAATAGGACGTTTGGAAGCAAAAGTTGCTTCTGAGCCGGTAACTAAACAAACCTCGAAGGCATCTGCGCCGATTTCACCTGTCACACCCAGAAATGGGGGACCAACCAATTTTGATACTACTGACCCGCGCTCAATAAAAACGATGAGTACAAGCCAGTGGATTGAAGCTGAACGGTTACGTCAGATGAAAAAGCAGGAGTCTAAGGGCACCCGTTAATACTTTTTAGGAGTTTCATTCATGGCTAATAGCCTGCTTACCATTGATATGATTACCCGGAAATCTCTGGAAATTCTGGAGAACAACCTGGTAATTTCCCGCAACTGCAACAAAGAATACGACGACAGCTTTGCCGTCGAAGGCGCCAAGATTGGCTCGACCCTGCGGATTCGTCTGCCGGATCGCGCGCTGGTGACGGACGGCGCCGCCCTGCAAGTTCAGGACGACAACGAGCAATACACCACGCTGACGGTTTCCAGCCAGAAGCATATTGGCATTAACTTTACCTCTGCCGAACTGACGATGCAGTTGGACGATTTCGCGGAACGTGTCTTGAAACCGCGTATCAGCCAATTGGCGGCTAGTGTGGACGCTGACGTTGCTAACGCCTACAAGTCGATTTACTCGTCTGTTGGCACTCCGGGCACGACGCCGGCTACTTCGCTTGTGCTGTTGCAAGCACAGCAGAAGCTGAGCGAATTTGCTGCGCCGATGTCGCCGCGTTACGCGACCGTTAACCCGGCGGCTAACGCTGCGCTGGTCAACGGCATGACCGGTTTCTTCAACCCGACGGGCACGATTTCCCGCCAGTTCAAGACCGGCATGATGGGCGAGGGTGTTCTCGGCTACGACGAAATCAATATGTCGCAGTCGATTGTCAACCACACCGTCGGTAGCCTCCCGGTTGCGCCGATTTGCGCGTCTACCGTGCCTGCGGTTCAAGGCGCGACGACGCTAGATATTACGTACACCAGCGGCACCAAGACCATCAAACAAGGCGATATCTTTACCATCGCTGCCGTTTATGCGGTCAACCCGCAAACCCGTCTTAGCACGGGTAGCCTGCAACAGTTTGTCGTGACTGCCGATCAGACTTTGACCAGCACCTCGGCTACTATTGCGTTCCAGCCCCCGATGTACACCGCTACTAATGCGTTGGCTACGGTTGATGCGTTCCCGGCTGCGTCGGCTGCGCTGACGTTCTTGGGCACCGCGTCCACCGTGTACCCGCAAAACTTGGTGTATCACAAGAACGCGATCACGCTGGCTACAGCTGACCTCTTGCTCCCGCAAGGTGTCGATATGGCCTCACGCCAGGTGCATAACGGTATTTCGATGCGTATCGTGCGTCAGTACGATATCAACAACGACCGTATGCCTTGCCGTGTTGACGTGCTGTATGGCTTCTCAACCATTCGCCCGGCGATGGCTTGCCGTATCTGGGGTTGATAAAACTACCCCCGCCTGGTGCGGGGGCATCTTAATTTTTAGGAGAAACAATCATGGCACTTCCTTCAGTTGGTGGCGGCTATCAATACACCGATGGCAACCAAAGCGAACAGGTAATGGAAACTCAAGCGGCGCCCGGAACGGTAACCGCAACGGCAACGCTGACTGTTGCTCAACTTACCGGCGGTCTTTTGGTGTGTGATCCGTCAACTTCCGCAGCGTCTTACACGATGCCTACGGCGACGGCAATTGACGCAGTAATGACCAACATGAAAACTAATAGCTGTTTTATGTTGAACGTGGTTAATCTTGGCACTTCGTCTGGTGTTCTTACCTTTGTAGTTGGCACTGGCATCACTTCGGTGGGTAACCTTTTGGTTGCTATTACCGGCAGTGCGGCTGGCGTTGGCGGCGCGGCTCAGTTTCTGTTCCGCAAAACCGGCACCGCTGCATACTCAGTGTATCGGATAGCTTAGTAACAACACCTCGCGGTGTAATAGCCGCGAGGTGGTTTTTAGGGGATATTATGGTCATTTACCTGCGGCATCCAATTCACGGCAGTAAGGTTGCTATTGCAGAGGCCGAAGCGGTATGCGACGAAACGAACGGGTGGGAACGCTACGAAGTTGGCGCGTTGCTACGCCCCGTGTTGCCCGAATCGGTAAACGAATTGGCAAAACCTCGCGGTAGACCACGTAAGGAGCTTGCGGCATGACAACCACGGCTGGCGATCAGATCAATGGGGCACTGCGGCTGATTGGTCAATTGGCCGAAAGCGAAACGCCATCGGCAGCGACTTCGCAAGATGCTTTGACCGCAATGAACCAGATGTTGGATAGCTGGTCGTCTGAACGTCTGTCTGTATTCTCAACGCAAGACCAAGTGTTTACTTGGACGCAAGGTCTTATCTCACGGACTCTTGGGCCTACTGGCGATTTTGTGGGCAACCGCCCAGTGCAAGTAGACGATTCAACTTACTTCCGCGATCCGGCAAACAACATCAGCTTTGGCATCAAGATTATCAATCAGCAGCAGTATGACGGTATTGCAGTTAAGACCGTCACCTCGACATATCCGCAAGTGTTGTGGATCAACATGGATATGCCGAACATCAATATGTATATCTACCCGGTGCCGACTAAGGCGTTGGAGTGGCACTTCATTAGCGTCACCGAATTGGTTGAGCCGGCTACGCTAACAACAAATTTGGTAATTCCACCCGGCTATCTTCGGGCGTTTCGGTTTAACTTAGCCTGCGAGATTGCTGCCGAGTTTGGCGTTGAGCCGCCACCCCAAGTGCAACGAATTGCAATGAGCAGCAAACGCAACATTAAACGCATCAACAACCCTGACGACGTAATGAGCTTGCCTTACAGCATCGTGGCGACTCGCCAGCGGTTTAACATTTACGCAGGAAATTACTAACATGCCAAATATCGCAATTTCCGCTCTACCCGTTGCCACTTCGCAGGCTGGCGCCGATGTGTTGCCGATCGTGCAAGCCACGACCAGCACGACCAAACAACTGACAGTGACACGACTGTTTACTAGCCCGACGCTTGTGACGCCGGCATTGGGAACGGTTGCCAGCGGCGTGATTAGCGCCTGCACCAGCACCGGAATGGTGATGGTCGCGCCTGTTCTCGGCACGGTTGCCAGTGGCAACATCAGCGCGTGTACCAGCACCGCAATGGTGATGGTTTCTCCGGTATTGGGAACGCCGACCAGTGGCAATCTGTCGAATTGCACTAGCACTTCGATGGTGTTGACTACGCCGGTATTGGGAACGCCGACTAGCGGCAATCTCTCTAATTGCACTAGCACTTCGATGGTGTTGACTACGCCCGTTATCGGCGCGGCAACTGGCACAAGTCTTAGCACCACGGGCAACCAGGTTATTAGCGGCACCGGCAAACACGGCTACGCCACGGGGTCTGGCGGCGCGGTTACTCAAGCCACTAGCAAAGCGACCGGCGTTACGTTGAGCAAATCAACCGGCCAGATTACGTTGAACGCTGCCGCGCTTAACTTAGATACCACGGTCAGTTTTACGCTGACCAACACGGTAATTGAAGCGGGCGATATTTTGGTAATGAACCACATCAGCGGCGGCACCGCGGGTTCTTACTTGCTCAATGCTCAGTCGGCGGCGGGTTCAGCCAGCATTAACGTGCGTAATATTACCGGCGGCTCGTTGAGTGAAGCGATTGTGATTGCGTTTGCGGTCATCAAAGCGGTCACGGCGTAATTGAAAACACCCATCCTTGGCGGCAGTTATGTCGCTCGGTCGGTCAATGCGGCAGATAACCGCATGGTTAACCTATTTCCCGAAGCGGTGCCAGAAGGCAGTGGCGGGAAAGAGGGCGGCTTTCTGCTGCGGTGTCCTGGCTTACGTCTGCTGGCAACCGTAGGCAACGGCCCGATCCGCGGGCTGTGGGTAACCAACGGCGTAGCCTATGTCGTGTCCGGCAGTGAGTTCTACAGCCTAAACACAAGCTGGGCGGCTACGCTAATCGGTTCCGTGTCCGGCACCGGCCCTGTCAGTATGGCCGACAACGGCACGCAGATATTCATTGCGTGTAACCCCGGAGGGTTCATCTACAACACCTCGACGCTGGCCTTTGGCGCCATTACAGACCCCGACTTCCCCGGCGCGGGTTCAGTTGGCTACCTTGACGGGTATTTTGTATTCAACCAGCCAAATACACAAAAGTTTTGGGTTACCGCAATACTGGACGGCACGGACATTGATGCGTTGGATTTTGCCAGCGCGGAAGGTTATCCCGACAACGTAATCGCGCTAATCGTAGACCACCGCGAGATATTTTTGTTCGGCACCACCAGCGTTGAGGTATGGTATGACGCCGGAACGCCGGACTTTCCGTTAGCGCGGATTCAAGGTGCGTTTATGGAAGTCGGTTGCGAAGCGGCCTACTCGGTTGCCAAGCTCGACAACAGCGTGTTTTGGCTAGGGTCAGACGCCAGAGGCCGCGGGATCGTTTACCGCGCCAACGGCTACACGCCAGCGCGAATCTCTACCAATGCCATCGAATACGCTATGCAAAGCTACGGCAGCATTGCGGATGCAATTGGCTACACATATCAGCAGGACGGGCATCCGTTCTATGTGCTGATATTCCCCTCGGCGCAGGCCACATGGGTCTATGACGTATCCACGCAACTTTGGCACGAGCGTGCGGCGTTGGAGAACGGGCAATTTCTACGGCACCGCAGCAACTGCCAAATGTCGTTCAACGACGAGATTGTGGTGGGCGATTACGAGAACGGGCAAGTGTATGCCTTTGATCTCAACGTATACGCCGACAATACCCAAGACCAAAAGTGGCTGCGGTCGTGGCGGGCGTTGCCGACTGGCACAAACAACCTTAAACGCAGCGCGCAGCATACCCTACAGCTTGACGCTGAAACGGGTGTTGGACTTAACGCATACCCCGCTTACTCGGCCGAAGATTTAGCCACTGAAGCTGCGGATGTGATTGTGGCTGAATTTGTGCAGGGCTATCTTGTCAGTGAAGCCAGCGATCAATTGGTTACGGAAGCCAACGACAGTAGCGAGCCGCTGGTCACGCAAGTGCAACCCGACGAGGACTACAACGGCTACGCGCTAGAAACTAACGCGTATGCCGCCGCACCGGGTTACGATCCGCAGGTCATGCTGCGTTGGTCAGACGACGGCGGGCATACCTGGTCAAACGAACACTGGACTTCGATGGGCAGGATTGGTGCTTACGGCACCCGCACCTTCTGGCGCCGGCTCGGTATGACGGAGAAGATCAGGGATAGGATTTATGAGGTGTCTGGAACCGCGCCGGTTAAGATTGCCATTGTAGGCGCTGAACTCTTTGTAACGCCGACCAATGCTTAACATTACCAACATCCCCGCACCGCGGGTGCCGTTCCTTGACGAGCGCACCGGCCTTATGGCGCGGGAGTGGTATCGGTTTTTTCTCAACCTGTTTATTCTGACCGGCAGCGGCAACAATCCAACCACGCTTGAGGAATTGCAGATTGGGCCACCGAATCCGCAGGATTTAACAGAACTGCTGATTCAGATCAACCAGAACGTTGCGCCGCAATACGAAGATCAATCCGGCGACTTTCTAAAGACTCTCGACACCGCGCAATTGATGTCAATGATGTCGCGGTTTGAAAACGCTGAAACCGCCATTCAGGGAGCTTACCTTCAGCCCGTAGTGCAGACCGGAACTATTGCCAATTACAATCTAAATACCAGCCCAACGGCTGGTGGTGTGGCCTACGGCACCGGCCCCGCCCTTGCGGTCAGTGCAGCCGGTACGTTAGGTCAGGTATTGACCAGCGGCGGTGCTGGTGCGCCGACATGGGCTACAGACGGTGGTGGGACGGTTACCAGCGTGTCTGTGGTGTCAGCCAATGGGTTGGCTGGGACGGTAGCAACAGCAACAACAACCCCGGCGATCACGCTATCCACGACCATCACCGGCCTGCTCAAGGGCAACGGCACTGCAATCAGCGCGGCTACCAGTGGCACAGATTACGCCCCGGCAACCAGCGGCACCTCAATCCTTTACGGCAATGGGGCTGGCGGGTTCAGCAACGTCACCATCGGCACAGGCGTTGCCTTTGCTGGCGGCACTCTGTCTGCAACTGGCTCTGGCGGCACTGTAACGAGCGTAACCGGAACTGCACCAGTTGTGTCGTCTGGTGGTGCTACGCCAGCAATCTCGATGGCTGCTGCTACAACGTCGGTAAGCGGGTATCTGACCAGCACCGACTGGACTACGTTTAACAACAAGGGCAGCGGCACCGTTACCAGTGTGGCTGCACTGACGCTTGGCACCACCGGCACTGACCTGTCTAGCACTGTTGCAAACGGCACGACAACGCCGGTTATCACACTACAAGTTCCAACCGCTTCTGCGGCTAATCGTGGGGCTTTGAGTGCAGCCGATTGGACAACCTTTAATAACAAGGGCAGCGGTAGCGTCACCAGTGTGGCTCAGTCGTTTACCGGAGGTTTGATTTCGGTTGCTGGCTCACCGATCACTACATCTGGCACCTTGGCGTTGACCGTGGCTGGCACCAGCGGCGGCGTTCCTTACTTTTCGAGCGCATCAACCTGGGCAACATCTGCGGCTCTTGCGGCAAGCTCGCTGGTGCTTGGTGGTGGTGCGGGAGCAGCTCCTGCCACAACCACAACTGGCACAGGCGTAGTTACGGCGTTGGGGGTAAACACCGGAACCGCAGGGGCGTTTGTAGTCAACGGCGGCGCTCTCGGCACACCATCAAGCGGCACAGTCACCAACCTGACTGGCACGGCCAGCATCAACATCAACGGCACCGTGGGCGCCACAACACCCGCTGCGGGGACGTTTACTTCCGTGTCCGACTCCGGCAACCTGGCGTTTACAGGTACAGGCAACCGCATTACGGGTGATTTTAGTAACGCAACGCTTGCCAACCGGATTGGGTTTCAAAGCAGCACGGTTAACGGCCAAACTTCAATAAGTGCTTTGCCTAATGGCTCAAGCGCGCAAACACAATTTTTAATTTTTAACGCGTCTGACGTGGCAAACGCGGGTTTTGGGCAATGGCTGGTAAGCGCAACAGAAATGCGTTTGGGCGCTGCACTTACCGGAACTGGCTCATACGTGCCGCAGACTTTCTACACCGGGGGCGCGGAGCGCGTCAGGATTGATACTTCTGGCAATGTGGGGGTCGGTGCTACTGCAAACGCATCGGCCATTCTGGACGCCCAAAGCACCACAAAGGGCGTTCGATTTCCAAACATGACCACGGTGCAAAAAAATGCAATTGGAACCCCCGCAGCGGGGCTTGTGGTATTCGATACAACGCTTGCAAAACTTTGTGTCTATTCGGGCGCAGCTTGGCAAACCATCACTTCGATTTAAAATTACGCAAAAAGCCCGTAACATCAGCCGATGTGTTCGGGGCTTAGTTAACAAAGGAACAGAAAAATGGCCGTATTCTTATCGTTGTTCGCGGGCGCTGGGGCACAATTTTTTACCAGCAACGGCGTTATTTTAAGCGGGGGTTTGATCTATACGTATACCGCCGGGACTACGACCCCGCTGGAAACCTATACGACAAGCTCGGGCATTATCACGCACACAAATCCAATCGTGCTGGACTCGGCTGGCCGCGTTCCTAGTGGCGGCGAGATATGGACTACCGTAACGTCGGCCTATAAATTTATCCTGAAAGACTCTACCGGCGTAACCATTGCAACTTATGACAACATACCTTCTCCCGTGTATGCAGACAATATCCTATACAACGAGGGCGGCGCCAACGCGGTAACTCGCACGCTTACATCTAAGCTGCAAGAGTGGTTGTCGGTGAAAGACTTTGGCGCCGTAGGTGATGGCGTTACCGACGATACCAGTGCTTTCACTTCAGCATTGGCCGCCGCTACGTCAAACCAATCAGTGCTAGTGCCGGCGGGTGCTTACAAAATTACCGGCACCCTAAACGGTGATTTTGTAACCTTTGGTGACGTTTCAATTGTTGGCGGCTATGTAAACTACGTCAACAATTTAGCTGCGTCTAACGCTTGCGTTACGATGTATCGCACTGTCAATTCGGACAATTCAACGGCGGGCAAATGGGTTGTTTTAACGCCAGAAGGTGCGTTGAACACAACCGGCACAACGACGCAAGGTTTGCAAGAAGCAATCAATTACGCTACGCAATACGGTTACGATCTCTACGTATACGGTGGCCCGGTTAAGCCGCCAAATTTCCCGCCGCCCTACGCCAGTTTTAACGGGCAAGAGCCGGCAATCATGTTCTTGGATAGCGGGATTACCTTTTACCCGCTACAAAAAGGCGTCATTAAAATACTGGACGTAACCCTAAATTTTAACAGTGGGGTTACGGGTGCGGCAATAACGTTTGACTCGATCATTATCGCTGACATTGATTTCAGCGGTTCGCAAATCGTTTGCGCCGCCGCCGTGGTAGGTGTTTCCTTTAACCCGCGCAATAACCTGCCCAACGACTCTGCGGCGGGTAAAGTTATCAGTGACTGCCGTATTAAATTGTGCGCGGTTGTAGTGCCGGCGGGCAGCACTTGCGTGTTGATTGATTGCACAACGGGCGCGTTTATTGGTGTTGACTTAAACATTTCGGAACTAAACGGCGGTGCTTATGGCGTACTTGTCAACCCTGCAACAAAAGGGTTTGTTGCCAATAAAATGTTTGTTTTGGACGCCCACGCGCAAACATCTTCCTGCCTGTTGATTGGCACAAACGCAACCAATGGCGTATCGGCTTACGGCAACAGTATTGAATTTTTTGCTCAACCGGCGGTTGGCGGCTTAGGCATTGATCTGTGGGGAACGGGAAACATTATTAAAACAACCGTTTTGAATTCCCAAGGCGTTCCAGCGGCTTGCGTTAAGTTGGAAGCAACCGCTTCGCAAAACATTATTCAAGCCGGAACTTTGCAAGGAACGGTCACCATACAAGACTTTTCTACGACCAGAAGCAACTTGATTCAATACGGCAATGATTGCTGCTCCGTTAACTTAAACGGCGTGAACCAAGCACTTCTTGACGCCACGCCGACAAAACTAGGATTTAACGTAAAAAGTTTTGACCAGATGAACACCTACAACGTGTCCACATATAGCTGGACGCCGGGTGTTCCTGGCGTTGCCCAAATAGTCGCCAGCATGAATTTTGTCGATGCGCTGCCGGTCGGCACAGTTATGCAAATCGCCGTATACAAGAACGGTATCTTATACAAACAAACCTCAGACGTGTCGGGGTCGCTTGTTGCCAACAACGCCATAGCGATCTCTGTTTTTGCACAGATTGAAAACAACACCGATTACTTTGAGGTGTGGGGC